CGAAAGGTGTCTATGGGAGATATTTTACCAAATTTGATAGCCGCACTGCGGCTTGGAGAGCTGATGATGGAAGAGGAACTGACGTGGCAGGCTGTCGGGATGTACGTCGTTTTCTTGGCGCTCGGGGGCGTAGCGATTGCGTGGGGAATGGCGAAGGCAGTCAAGGCGTGGCGTGACGCGTTGAAATGATGAGGAAACGAGATGGCTTCTTGGATGAAGGCGGCGGGTTCTGTAGCCGCAGGCGTCGGGATCTTCGTCGCGGGCTACCAGTATGCCGCCGCCCTGTACGGGCAGGACATCGCTGAACTGCGCGAGGACTACGCCACTCGTGCGCAGGCCCTTGAGGCCAAGTATCGTGAGAAGGAGAGAACCTATGCACAGAGCCTGGTTGAAGCGTGGGAGGTGCGCGATGCCGCACTGGCTCGCGCTAGTGACTTGTCTGGCGACCTTGACAGGGTGCGCCGTGAGGCCGTCGCGGCCCGCAGTCGACTGTCCGCAGTCACCGCAGGTTCCTGCGGCGCTGAAAGAGAGCAGCTTGCCCGCTGCGCGGACCTACTCGGCAGAGGCGCAGGCCTGGTTCGACGAGGTGTCGACCTTTCTGAGCGGACTGCGATAGACAAAGATGCTATGGCGATGATTGTGAGCCAGTGATGTGCTAAACTCCATGCAACAACACTCGGCACGCCTCTCGATTGACGCGCAACCCGCCGAGTTACCCGCCCCTAAGAGCCAAAAACCGCCTCGGAACCTAGACGTCAGTCCGTTGCGGACTCAGGTGCAACTCCTGAGAGGGGAGCCAATTCCATGCCCTCGATTCATTGCCGATTCGGGGGCATTTTCGTGGCGTCACGAAAATGATGGGTGAGAAAATGGGGTAGGCGTCTAGATCCGCTTTTTTAGCCCCGAAACCGTTGCGGCGCAACGTTTGAGGGATGGCGCCTATAAAAACTTCGTTAGACGAACATTTAGACGAAAAT